CCCCTACTATTATTCAGCATGCCCCACCATCGTCTCTTGACGTGTAGTAAAAAACCCCTCTTGAAATCAATCAAGAGGGGTTTATACTATTTAATACTACACTACGAAATTAGTCTTTGAGCAGGTCAGCGAAATAGCTAACGTCTGAATCTGCTCCTTTGCTAAAAGGGATGTCATCTTCCGGAGCATCATCTGCTGGGAATCCGGTGCTCTTCAAAGTCTCCTCAGCCGTGGCTGGAGCAGACTCCATTGCTGGAGCAGGAGCGCTGGTCATTGTAGCGGCGGATGTTCCGTGGACTTCTTCAGCACCAATAGCGGCGATGAGTTTGGTTTGAACCTCAGCATATGAAGAGAACGTTGATGGATCAATATACTCAGAAATATCATGAAGCTGATTGTAAACACCCTCAAGAGCGGCGTCATCACCATTCAAGAGAGGTGTAGGAGCTTCAAACTGAGATTCGTCATAGTTCCGGAAACCGGCGATGTTGCGGATCTTCATTTTGAAGTTACAGCCTTCCCAAAAATCAAATGGGTTGACTGGTGTCTCAGCTTCAAATTGTGGAGAGAGCTTGTCCATGATCTTGTCATAGATTTTCTTTCCAAACTGGTAGATGAACACTTTACCCTCATTTTCAGGGTTTGCTGGATCGGAAACCACATAGATGTTGGCAACAATATGATGGGAACGTTTGCGATCACGGACAATATCTTTATTGGACTCAATTCCAGAGTTCCAGAGCTTAGTATTAGCCTCACAACATGGGCATTTATCCCCAAGAGTGGTGCGACATTTTTCGAAGAACCAGCGACCAGTTGGGCCCTTAAAGCCATGATCGTAGTATTCAACCCAACCCGGATGATCAGCATCTTCAGCAGGTGGAAGGAAGCGGATAACGGCATATCCATTCCCTGCCTTGTCAACTGTAGGCTTCCATTCATTTGGATTATCAAATGATTTTGAAGTCTTGGCTTCCTTGGCAGCTGAAGTCATTTTTTCGAGAAGGGCGGAGCGGTTTTGTTTTAATTTTGCGAACGACATATAATTTTTATTTGGTGTTAGTATTTATAGTGAAGACTTTTGAGATTTCGTCATATGATGTCTTCAGGTCAATGACGTTTACGAGGTAACGCTTGTACTCTCGAATATACCGACTTTTCTTTTTGATCGTGTCAAATGGGTCGGACAATTCTTTGTCAAACGTGATGGTGAAAGATAGAAGCAATTCTAAAATTGCCAAGCTTTCAGGGGCGGCTGTGCATTGATATGTGTATATGAATGGCATCTGTCCCGGTTTATCAACCGTAAATAACCGGTTAAAATTGTGTTTTCCAATCTTCTCTGCCATGTCTTTGATGTCACGAGCAAAGGTGTAATCCATTGTTGCAAGACCTGAGTGCCATTGTTTAAAGGCTTCGTCAGTGAAATCACCAATGAATCGGTTGCCCATGACGACGTTCCCAAGGCAGTAGAGAAGGAAGTTGTTTTCAGTTTTGTAATCTTGACCAGCCTTTTCAAGGAGCTTGAAATACTTAAGGTCTTGAATCTTTTCGTCACTTAGGGAAGGGGATTTAAAGTTGTATTTGAATGGATCAAAACCGTCTTCAAACTGTCTCAAAATCCCTTGATAAATGGAGTAGGCCTTCCCCATCGTGAGTGGTTTTTGTGGTAAAATTTCAATCATAGAGTGATGCTGTTGATGTATTATGATTTGGTATGAGTCTGTATTTGGCCGCTTCAATGGCAAGCTTCTCTTTCAGTGGCCCCTTGATTAAAGGAACCACATCAAGGTGGTCCAACCCGTGTTGATTCACCACCTCTGTGATTGCATCCATGTATCGGATCCCGTCATTATGAACTAATGTTTCCACTTGAGTGATAAAATCATAGGCAGTAAGAGTAAGCTGTTGTTCTAATAGTTCAAGTATTTTGTCATTCATAATGTGCGGATAATCATGGTTTTTGCTCCTACTCGATTCTGCACCTTTCCGGGTTTAGTCGTCAAGGTTTTCAAGTGAGCATTGATTTCTGACTTTGAGCCATTCCTAAGCACCTCCAAAGTGTCAAGGGGCTTCCGGAGTGTGCGGGTCCATGAGAGTTTTTCATCCCATCCATACACAGATTTGCCTCTTACTTCAGCACCACCTCTACACTTCATGTAGGTCAATTTGCGAGTGTGTGGAGTGAATAGGAACACATCGGAACTTCCGGGGATCCTCATTGGAGGCACGCTCTTTCCGTATTCATCAGACTCTTTGAGGTATTCAGTCATCTTTGCAACTTGAGCGGCCGGAGATTTCCGTTTCTTGATCCCAGCACTTGATGCTTTGTTGCTTGCAGGTTTTGTCTTCTTGAGGTGTTTCAAATCCTCAATCATCTTTTCAAAACTTGCTTTGATTTGGCGGACGTGCTTCTTGCTCAGATATTCGTATCCTTCAGTGATCTCAGGATCCTTCCCAATCTCATTGAATTCGTCAAGCTTGCTCTGACAATATTCAATCACTTGGTCAATCCCATCTTTGGGGAGGTTCTCTTGTGAATACAGAGCGGCCACATCAAAGTTTGGAATCTTTTTCTTTGGGTCAATTTGAATGATCTCGTCTAAGTATTCCTCAAGGTGCTCAAAGATTTTTGATTTTAGGTCCCTCTGAGCCTTCACCTTAGGATCAATCTTCAAGCTCACTTTCTTCTTGGTCTCAGGGACGACTGGAGTTTGCCCTGCCCTCATATGAGCGGCGTTGATTGCATTCTTTACGTCTTGGTAAATGAAAGCTGAGTGGGTCGGAGGTTCAATTCCGGGATGTTTTTTCTTCCAGTCACTTGGAGCAATAACATTGGGCATGCCAAGCATTAGCATCCGTGCAATTTTTCCAAGGGTTCCGGGCATGAATGTAGGTGGTGCCTTTTTGATAAAGTCAATGAATTCTGAAGGGAAATCATTCGCATTCATGTATTGGAGCAACCATTCTTTGGTGTCCGACGGTTCCGCATAATAAGCGTAGAACCCAAGGGCTTTAACTTTCTTGGCAGACAATTCCTCATAGGATTCCTTGTTTGCGTTTTCCCAAGTGGGTTCGGTTCCGGTGTATTTTTGGTCAAGGGCTACAATGAGTCCTTTCGCATTATATTTAATTGCCATAATTTTTCTATTTGGTTGGTGTAACTTCGATAATTGAATTGAGATCAAAACATCTCCAGCCCTCGTTGTCAAGGTCAAAGACTTTGAAGATGGAACCGGGGTCTTGATCTGGGTTATAATTTTTTGGATAATGTTCAGCTGGAATAAGTTCATACTTGCGGGTGCATCGCATGACTCGATTGCTTCCATCTTTCTTTGTGAAGGTTACGACAACTTGGGAGTTGTCCGCAAAGAGCTCGTTTAATTCTGTTCGTGTAGTAATGCTGTCTTGCATGTGAATATTATATCACGGTTGATCCGAAAAGTAAATAAAAAAACACTCCTCCATGCACTTTTTTTCTGATGCTTGGTTTTAAAGGGGTTTTTGGGAGGTAGGGCGCATGGTTTGCTTGTAAATGATGAAATGGAGCTAGTTTTTCGTAAGTCATTGGTATTAAAGGGGTTATAATTGGATCATATTTGTGAAATTGACTCACATAAGTGCTTATAAATCAAGGACTTAGGAGCCTTTTTGAAGGGATAATTCCACGTTTCCCGCTTTTTTCTTCTTCTTCTTTAGCAACATTTTCTTCTTCTTCTTTCCATGAAAAATCACAACTCTACTTAAAAGGACCAAGAATAAACTTAAATGTAAATTTAACAACCCGTGAGCGAAGCGAACCTCAATCGAACAACGTGAGATTGAGATACTTAAAAAACTTAGAGGTTTCAAAGTGTTTTGATGAATGGCTCGTCACGTTGTTCCTCACCACTCCGTTCGCGATGCTCACTCCGTTGGATTATTTAGGAACCAAAGTAGGTTGTAATCTTTAAGGAGTCAAAATCAAGTTGAAGTTGTCAAAATCAAGTTGTAATCTTTTAAGCTTTATTAACAACTACGAGGGGGCTAGGAGACCTAGCACCAAAAAATAAATCGGACGTTTACTCTTTCTCCGTAGAAATAGGAGATTCAACAATCACGAGGGCTCCCGCAAAGGAGCGATGAACTTGAGTCGCTTGTCTAAGTTTTCTTTTACGACCACCATGCTTTTAATTTGAAAAGTTTAGGCTATTCACCGGGCATTCCTCATCAACCATATCGTTTCCAATATGATCTTCGAGCGTGCCGCCCCACTCATGGGACACGCTCACAATGCTGTCTGTTTTGTAACTCATGAGCCGAAGTCTTACAATGAACTCATGTGCCTCAACAGACACTCTGCCTTCTTTTGATTCCCCCGCACTGACCAGCCAACCAGATGTAAATCCGGACTTCTTAACCGTCCCCTAGGAACCGACAGATACCAACGCTCTTTCTACAGATTCGACTGATCTTTCTTCAGCCGTGGCATTCGCTCAAATTAGGTATTGAGATTCACCTTATAATTCAAGACCACCTGAATGGCCTTAGGTTCACACCTTATACTTTTATTTATATGAATTAGGCCCAAATTCGGGAAAAACTTAGGCTTAATTTGTGCACTTTATTTGTTCAAAAGGGAACTGCTTGGCTCACAAAAGGGAACACTTACTTTATTTGAAAAGCACATGTTAATTTGAGAACTAAACAGTTTCCATTTGTTAATAAGTGAACTATGAGTTTCTGTTGATCATAATTCCTCTGATAAGGAAGTAGTTCATGGTTGCGTCGTCTAACACCATGTTTTGCGCAGGTGTTCCTGCCACACGGAAATAAATCCCGTTGTTAGCATTACTATCCCACACCGTTGCAAAAATCAAACCCATCGTATCTGGGTCTGACATATCTAAATCATCTGGCAATCCGTAATCGTAAACATTAAAGTCCGCAACCAATTCTTTCAACCAATCCGCTGTGACATAATTCATTGTGTCGTCATACGAATCTAGATTTCGAAAATCAATATAGGTACCACTCTTCTTGAATGATCCTGTCCATTTCATATTTGGACAATTCCTCAAGCTCACGTTCTTGATTACATTAGTTGGAGCTTCTGCTGAATCTACCCAATGTACAGTTTCAAGCTCGGTGCAATTCTTTACGACTATGTGACCAGTCTCGACGTCTGGAGTTGATTTAACCGTAAGGTTTTTAACTCCGCACGTGTCAATAATACAAAGATCACCACACGTAATATCATCATCAAACATCGGACATTGGATAATTGTAACACTATGCTTCTCAACTGGCAATGTCGAATCTCCTATATCAGATGAATATTTAATATTTCGTAGCTGAGGGAGATTATTCAATGTCAATGATGATGTCTCCATTGTGTATTCCGTCGAATCCTGTTTGAATACGAGGTCTGTCACGCGTGAGCAATTTGTTATTGATAGTGTCGAGAGCTCTCCAAATTCTGTTGTAGGTAAGCTTACCATCTCAGCGTTGCAGTTGTCGAGACATAATGTCTTTTTCACTCGAGCTCTAATATCTAAATTACCATCCCGAACATCTCCAAGTGTTAGTTCTGCAATTTCATAACCCGGCGACATTGTTGCATTTAATCCGTTTAATCCCATCGGATAATCAACGCAAGGTGTCACTGCAACACTATAACTCAAACCAGTGGGTCTTCCTGTTAATGTGAAATGCTCGATGGGATATGGAGTTACCTTATCTGCAATATCAGGCAATACCATATTGGTAAGAGACACACATCCTGCAAGACTCACCCGCATGATTTCATCACCAACCACTGATAAATCAACATTTGTTAAAAGCTGACAATCATCCAATACAACCTGCAATGGGACAATCGTTGACGTGATCCCGGTTTTGAATGACACGATTTGAGACATTGGCAATTCAATCCGATCAAGCATCGTGAGTTTTTCAAATTGAGGCTTGTAGTATGGAGATCTATGACCTCTCAGAACCCGTAGACGAGGGAAGAATCTTTCAACACCTTCAACAACAAGTTCATCCGCAGAGATCTCTTTAATCCGATCCGATGGGAGGATTATGCACTTTTTGTTTTTGACATACCGTCCATTGTTGATCGTAATCCGCTCCATAAAGTTGCCCTTATATGGGCTTCCAATGTTAACAACATCAAATGATCCCTGAGCGTCAGACAAGTTATTATCGAGGGTGATAACCACTGAATATGTGTAGCGGTCCTCTCCTGTATATGAATATGATTTAGTTTCACCCAAGAATTTTAAAATGAAGTCTGCATCGTTTGCACGGTCCGCAGAGATACTCAAATCACGGCTGCAAGTAACCACCATTTTCTGATTAGCGGTATCAATTTCATACGTGGTACCCGGTATATTTGTTTGAGCTAATTCGGCACAATCTTCAAAGAAGTCCACTTCTGATCCAACTGTATTTTGGTTGGCATAGAAGTTATATTCAACCGTGACCTTGAACCCGTTAATCCCATCAGATGCTCGGACATAAATGCCATAAGCTGCCTGACTATAATTGAACTGGTCCAATATGATGTCGTTCTTTTCTTCGTCAATTTCTTCTAGACGAGCCAGCTGTCTGAACGTTTGAGATGTTACAATGTCCCTCAGGGTTGTTTGACATGATACGCCTCGCTGGTTCACTAAAAAAATATCATCCTCTGAGATAATACTATCGATTGGAAGCTCTGTTAATTTTTTTGTTTGGAACTTAGACATAATTCTTAAAGGGTATACGCGTTGATAAAGAGTTCATCGAGATATTTTTTATCCCACTTTGGATCCATCGTGAATAACAACTCTTGCATCGCATTTAATGATTCCCAACTGCGTTTGAACACTGCCGCATCTTCCCACTCAATCTGCGTTAGACGAGGGGAATTTGCCACGACATGTTCAATTGTGTCAAGATCACCATTCAAATATAGTTGCTTCTTCAACTGCAGTCTTGTTACTTTGTTCGGGACATTTTTTAATTCGCCCACGAACTGGTTTGGGTACACGATATTATTATAAATTTCAATATCATCTTTGTAGAATTCCGTAACCATGGACAATTGATTGGCTGTTAAATAAACATCGTCGCATGGGTCAATTGGATCCATGCTATCGCATTCAATAGCCTCTAGGAAATCGTCAAGATCTGATTCACGAAAAACTCGGATAGGGTGTACTTCTTCACTATAATTGGAGATCGGTTCAAATTCTGCCAATACTGTTGGAGAATACGATGAAACCGGATCAAATCCCTTAAGCGATAAAAAGAAGTTGTCAATATCCGTGATACCATGTTCTTTGACACCACTTTTAAAACGTTTAATTGGGTCAACCATCAATACCAACGGCTCAACTTCTTGAATGTTAATATTTGAATCTTCTGCAATCGCTTGAATTGCTGATTCATATGGGATTTCACCTATGGGTGGTGTGAATCCACTGTAGTGAGTATCGATAATTGTCTTGATGAGAGGTTTTGAAGCCGAGTGCGGTACGATCCACACTGGCTTGTCACCTGCTTTGATAAAAAAGCCTTGCATACTTATTATTTATGCTAACACCTTTTTCTTGAGACCAACATCTCTTTCACTTGGCGGTCACGCATCATTTTTTCCACTTCTGGATCATTGCAATGGATCATGTATTTTAATTCTCCGAAATCTCTGCGCTCCATAAGCTCTTTAACATCCCACCGGGTATCAGCCCACCATAGGATGAAATTATTCCATTGATTCTCCTCCGCAACAGGGAGTTGGAATTTGAATTCAGTTTTGAAATACATGCTTTCTGTGTATTCATCAAATACATAGAATGTCATGGTCTTTGTTGGGTTCTTTGTTGGCTCGGATAATTCTGCTTGAATGTCTGCTGTGTGGCTATATTTGCTCATATTTTTGTTTGGTGTGTGGGTAAAATAAAAGAGACTCGGATTTTCTCCGAGTCTCTTCTTGGGGTTTTTATTATGTTATTTAAGACGGAGTCCGGGGGTTCCAACTCCGAGTTTCATATGTAATGAACCACCGAGCTCCCTCAGATAGAAGAAGTCCCGGTAGTCCGAGAATTTTGTGTAAAGCTTGAGGTCGTCTACATTAAGCTTATCAACCGCATCTTTGGCTGGGGTAACTGGTTTACCAAGGGCCTTTTCCGCTTCTTTTGGTGTGAAAATAAATGGCTTAATGACGTCGAAATTAACGGAACGGGCAAACACCACGAATGGTCCACCACTGATTTCTGCTATTGAATTTTCAACTCCAGCCTTCATGATTTGGCCAAGGATGTATACGGCTTTCTTTCTCAAACCGGGCTCAGACGTTGCTCCAATAGCAACAAGCTTCCGACCAGTTTTGTCTTTGTATAGGACAACAACAGTGAGCTTTCCACCTGAGAAGTATAGCTTCCACATCGGAATGTTTTTAAGCATATCTTCCTTTGAGCGGAAACCTGATCCCTTGATACCTCCAATTGAGGCATACGATTTTTGAATCATGTCCCATACTTCATCAATATACTGAAGCTTCTGCTCGTCATCTCCGGGGAGAAAGTTTTTGAATGACTCCGTGAGTTCTGTTTGTTTAATGTTCATTGATTTCTCTTTTAAGTTCTTTGACTTCTTCTTTCAGTTTTCTGATTTCAAATTCTGATTGTGTCTCAACATTGGTGAACTTTTTCATGGCTGTCCACAAGTTGTCATGCTCAGTATTTTTCTCCATCACGATTGTATCGATCTTACCGTCAAGGTACTCAATCTTGCTTTTATTTTCGATAGCATTTTTTGCGCTATTGTCAAAGGCCAATGTCAAGAGTAAAATTTTAACGGATAATACAGTAATAATAATTGGGTTCACGGTCCAGAAAAATCTTGCGATTGGTCCAAACCTTTTGATTTTTTCGTCGTCATCCATATCTTTTATTTATCAATATCCACGGTTCCATTTCTCCCACGCAGGGCCAAACGAACCGGTTTGCTTCCGGACATATCTGACGATTTCAAAGTCTTCATTTGCCATGACGACTCCATATTTTTTGAAGAACGGATAACGCGGAGGGAAATATGTTTCCAACCCCTTTCCAGTAGAATATTCTTTCTTCACATGAGTGATATACATCTCATCTGCGAGGGGTAAGAACATCTCGTAGATCTGACGACCGCCGATGATCATCAGATCACGATCTCCAAGCTTTTCCAATTCCTCAAGGGAATGGACCACATGCACATTGTCAGCAGGGTGATGAAATTGCTTGTCCCGTGTAAAAACAATATTTTGACGACGAGGGAGAGGTTTGTTTCCTAATGATTCGAATGTCTTTCTTCCCATTACGACTGACTTCCCAAAGGTTTTATCCTTGAAAAATTTCAGATCCTCCGGGAGGTGCCAAGGTAAGTCATTATCAATTCCGATCAACCCTGTTGGGTCCTGTGCAGTAATTATGGTGATGTTCATGCTTTAAGCTCGTATTTAATTGGGGCTTGATGCTTGTATTTATTGACGTCAAGACACTCCGGAACGAAGTCATAAATCGAATCCAATGGGCTCATCTCAAACGTGGGGTATTCGAATCCCTCCCGCTCAATCTGCTCCTTTGCCTTTTCGATATGCTCTTCATAGATGTGAGTGTCCCCAAAGTTCATGACAAGCTCTCCGGGTTTGAGACCAGCAGCCTCAGCAAATGTGATAATCATCAATGATCCAATGATGATGTCTGACGGCATGCCAATCAACGTGTCCACGCTCCTCATATTGAAACTCATGTTGAGATACTTCCCTTCTGAGACGTGGAATTGATAGGCATAATGACAGCACTCGAGACTCAACTCCTTGTTGATTACGTGAGAGGGGTTCCAAGCATCGATGATCATTCTACGTGAATTTGGATCATTTTTTAGTAGGTCGATCACATAATCCACTTGGTTGACTCCATTCGAATCCAACCACTCATTGCCATAATCAACGTTGAGACTTCCATCCTCTTCAGCCCATAGCTTCCAATAATTGCATCCAAAGTCTTCAAACGCCTTGAGTGTTTTTGGTCCACGTAGGAATGCGCAATACTCCCCGACGATCCCTTTCATGAAATGTTTCCGAGTGGTCAAGAGGGGCAATTTCCCTTCCTTCAATTCCGGAAACCTCAGGCTTGTGCCAAAAAGGCTCAAGGTCTTCCCATTGCGGGTTTCCTTGAGCTCACCTTCATTGATGATTCGTCTGACGAGGTTTAAATAATTTTGTTCTGATTGTTCCATATTAGTTCAAAAATTGTGCGGGGTGCTTGGGGTTTGATCCAACCTCTGTGAAAGTCTGGGCCTCTACGATGTCAACATCAATCCATTGGCAATCTTCACAGATGTTTGATGTAACAAGAGCACCCTCACTGTTGATAGTGGTGATGCTCTTGATGTTATTGCTCCCACATTTGGAGCATGTTTTTTGTTTAGTTTCTTTTAATTCGTCCATAAATTTTACATTGTGAATAGGTTGGCCTCGTAGTTTCTCCGACGGACCAATCCTTTTAAAGTTTTGCCACCAGCCTTCACATACAATTTCATTATGTTTGGGGTGTGCTTATATTCTCCCGAATTCAATCGGGTTCCATGAGGGTATTTTTTAGAGTGACCATCCACCAACATCTTGAGGGCATGTGGTCCCAAGTTATAGGTGAACATAATCAACGCTTCTTTTTGACGTCTCGTGAGTTTTGCCTTCACGTATTTATCAACGTAATATTCACATGCTGGGAGGGCAGTGTTGATCAAGAAGGACGATGCTTCTGCCTCAGTAAAGCTCTTGGGGTATTTGTAACCCTTTGGAAGCTTTCCGGCCCGCTGTGCCATGTCAATCAAGTTGGAGGTGAATCCATATCCAATCTCAGTGCACTTGCCATATCGGTCATATCGCATCGTGTCAGACTTGATCTTACCCGACGCTAAATCATCATTTTCAAAGTGGCGGATACCGTCAATGAGCTTCTTAGAATAAACATGGACACTTGCCGATGGTTTCTTCACTTTGATCACAACCACATTTGGGTTCCGGTTTGGTTTAACAAGAATCGCATTTGGGTTGCTCAATGGCTTAACAAGAATTGCTTCAACCTTTGCGACTTCCTGATCAAGATCGGGAGGAGTCTGGACTTCATGCTTTTTGCATGAACAAAGGACTGAAGCAACGGCAAGGGATGTGGTAAGAATAGTCTTCATAATGTAAGCACCTCTGGTGTGCCTCCATTATACCACGGTTGACTCAAAAAGTAAATAAAAAAACACTCCCGGGAGCACTTTTTTCTACATTTTCGCGATTTTTAGGAAAAGCTCCCGTGTTTTCTGAATATCATACAGAGCATCGTGAGCTTCATCATCATTCCACTCAATTTCAGCCATGGCACAGATAGTCTCAAGCTTAAAGCTTTGCACAACTGGTCGGATCGGCATCACAAAAGCCGCCACCATCTGCATCACACAAATACTAGGATACCAGAAATAGGAACCGAAATATTTTTCACCATTTCGACTAGCCCATGATCTCACAAATTTATCGTCAAATGGGGCATTATAAGCAATGAATTGTAGCTTGTCCATCTTGTCATATTTGTTGACATGCTTGCACAGGAACTCAACAAATAACTTATATGCCTCCTCAGAGGACATAGGCAAGGCTCGGAGCGCCTCTCTGGACTTTCCAATCACCCCAAGGGCCTCCTCTGTAATCTCGATGGTTTTTCCGGGATTGAATTCTAGCTTAAGTGTATCAAGCACCGTGTGTCCATCAGGGGATGTGATGATAGCGGCGACTTGCCAAATGCCATTACGATTTGCGTTGAGCCCGGTGGTTTCAACATCGATGAAGCATAATTTTGGTTTATTTGGTTTGGACATAATTTCTGATTTGTTGGTATTGTGTGTTTTCGATATAATTTAGTTTTTCATTGTAGGTCGGGAGCGTCTCCCATGTGATGGTTTGATCACACTGCTTTGAAATGATTTTGTTGTTCTTCCTTTCATACTCGTTTGCTGGGGGAATCATCTTCCCATCTTCCAATCTCTCGAGGTGAATCATATGGGCACCCATATTACGCAGGGCGTCAGCCTCATACGTAAATCGAACATCGGATACAACATAGACAATCTCAGGGTCTGTCATTTGCTCTGTAACTTTATCGAGCCAAACAGTCTGATTCATTGCACCTCGGAACTCTGTGCCCCAAAAGACAAGGAGGGGCCGGATGATATTTTTTTGCTCTGTGTCATCCGTGAAAGCTGAGATTCCAAGGGTATTCATACAGAGGTCATTTAGCTCGGCTTTCACTTCATCAGCAAAGGCTAGGCGTTTGGATTCAAATCCATCCGCACGGAGAAGATCCCCGATAATTTGACAGAGGGTGTCTTTCCCACTCCGAGCATTCCCGGAGATTCCTATAATTTTTGGTGTGGTTTTCATGGTGAGACTAAAAACCCGAGACTCGTGATTGAGCTCGGGTTTTGTAAAGGTTTTAAGTTTTTTAAATTGGGCCGTGTTTGTATTCGTGGAACCCCCTAGTGAATTCTAAAAAGTATTCTGAGGTTTCCTTCATTTCAACATCACCGCGGAAGTTTGCTTGCACGATGCTTTGTTTCAATGATTTTTCGATATACGTGATTGCAGTAGCATCTTGTTCAATCCGCTTCAATATGCCATAAACTTTGAATGAATTAAAAAATCCAAATAGTTTATATAAAGCAAAGATGCTTCTGATACTATCTACAATCCTACTCATCTTAGCCACGGACTTTTTTGAGAACTGAAGCTGCTGTAGCCATCAATGGATCTTTGCGTCCACCAAATGTTGGTTGATACGTGAGCTTGCTTTCGTTCTTTTGTTCAATGATCTTGAGGTGCTTGAGCACATATGAATCACGGCCTTTGCGCGCATTCCACTTGATCTTGGTTTTAGGGGTGTCTTTGGCCTTGAATTCGGCCCAGTCACTTCCAAGTCTAGTAACAACCCCAAATGTTGTCTTCATTCCAACTTCAAGCTTATCAAATTCTTTTTTGATGTCGCTTAATGCGTCTTCCATGAGGTCATCTTCAACAGGGGTCTCTTTTGATTCATTGCAGAAGACACGAAGGGTGAGACCTTCTTCTTCGTTTAATGCTTCAGATTGAGCAATGGCTTGCTTGATGTCAGATGGGTGAGACTCAAGATATGTGTCAATATCAAATGAGAGTTTACCGCCTGAGGCAAGGGTTGCGATGATGAATTTGTCATTTACTGTTGCGGATTCAATTAGATCGAATTCCTTCAAAGAGTCAATGAGCTGGCTTGTTTTAATTTCGGTTTTCATAATTCGTGTAATATTATTATTTATACAGAACGACAATTATCAAGGCTCTTTAACCCATCGGCCTCAGGTTTCATTTTAAATTTCTTCTTAATAATTTTAAATTTGTCCGATGTAGAAAGCGACTCCATTGCCATTTCAAAACAACGGGGGCATAGGGGCGTCAAATTATCTATATCTTCATTGTGCACATTTAAATCATTGTGCCAAATTTTTAGTCGGATATGATCCTTTTCTGGCGACGCATCACAACAAGCACATCGGCCGCCGTAAAAGTCAATTACGAAGTTGTAATACATCCGAGACATTTTCATCTTCATTAGGAAATCGCATTTTCCATCTGGCCTGACACGGCTCATGGGGCAATCCTCGCACCCAATACACTTATCGCAAGTGTCGGGATCTTTACAACAATTTACATCATTACAGACCGTGGCCATACTATTATTTATCTAAACCCTTGTTTTGGTCAGAACTCTGTTCAAGGTGCTCGGCAAATTTATACATTTCCTCCCGGGTATATGGGAAGTCATTGATTAAAATATTGCCGGACATGTCAAGTTTAATGTCAACGCCGGATTCCTCGAGGCTTGTAAAAACCTCAAGGAATTTTTTTGGATTTGTATCTTTAGTATTCATTGGAGTGGGTGCAAGGCTTGCCCGGACGCTTCAAATACTTCTTAGAGCGGATATACGGATTTTTCTTTCCGTAGATTCGGCGGTTATTAGCGGTATCGTAGATGCTTGATTCCTCGAAGTCGATTGATTTCACTCTTCCGAAACAAGCCTTGTCTTTTTTGTTGATTTTAGCAGTCATAATTTAATTTTTCGATTTGGGAGTCTTACAGGAAACGCCCTTGCTCGTATTTATTATATCACGGATCGCACCAAAAGTAAATAAAAAAACACTCCCGGGAGCAACTTTTTTTACGACATAAGCCCCACCGGATCTCTCCGAGAGGGGCCACACGCAGTCACACGCACTGATTGAGCCAAATTTTACGTGATTTCACAATTCCCACCAGAACAGGAAGCTCCGGCGAGGGTATCCGCGCTCACTTCAACCTCAGATTCCTCATAGGCTGCCTTCCAATCCACGTCCACATAATTCCGTTCAAGGTCAACCCACGTCTTCCAGTTGTGAACATCCTTGAGACAATATGTCATTCTCTTCATGTCACCATCAAAGTAGCGATCGGCAAATTGCTTTCCACGACGGAGCCAGTCTGCCTTGACAGCAAGCTTGTCCATTTCCACAAGGAGTTCCTGCTCGAGCTCGTCAATCCGTCGCATCTCCTCAGGTTCCTCTCCAAGCCCGACAAGCCATTTGAGCACTTTAAAGTCAAAGAATGAATAATTTTCCGTGATCTCTTCGAGCCTACGGATTTCAGCCATGATTTCATCGCACTTGTCTTCAACAGGTTCAATCCCCAAAACAGCCGAGCATGCTTTCCATAGATTATTATCAAACGCTCTGAGAGCCGCTGTGATCAATCCTGATGCAAAGACTGACGCATCACCATACTCTTTCACCATCTCCTTGGGAGTATAAACTGCCGTGAATGGTGCCTGAGGATAGTCCTTGTCTCCGTCAGATGAAAGCATACTCACACCCGTGAAGATCCCACGGTTTTCCCACAAGTATTCAAACACATCTTCCCACTCGTCATCTTTGACCGTGATAGTATTTGATACATTATGCCTAAGAGTCGGGGAGTTACCTCGCTCCGGAACCGTCCCATGCTCAACCCAATTGCTCTGGGTCAGCTTGACATTTTCAAGGAGGGTCAACGCACTAAGCTGGTTCTTTGTAATGGCACCGGAAGGAACTTCACAAAGGAATGTGATCATCTTGTCTGTCCCGGTATTGCTCCACACTGAGTCTTCAACCGCCGATGGGTTGAACATCTCAAAATATTGGAGAGGGAATTCTGATTTTGTGGCAGTCACCCGTCTCATATATCTACGAGCATGGTGGGGGTGAATTCCACTTGATGTGCCCAAGAGGCATGACGAATTCCCATCAGGCTTTTCACATGTAGCACGAGCGGCAGGGTTGATCCCAAGCAATTTTGCCACCTTCTCGTTTGTTTCAAGAACAATCTTTGCAGCTTCTCTTTGGATCTCCGGGTCAAGGGTAATCTCTGGATTGTCCATGACACCAGCAATACTGACACCAAGCAATGCCTCTTTTTCCGTGAGGGTTTTACTTGCTTCATTCACATAATTGAAATCTGTATAACCAGCTTGAATTGTCCCGATGATACTGGCACGCTTTGCAGCCTCGAGAAACTCTTCCCGGTTCTTGGCCATTTTTCCGTTCACGCTTGACAAGTTACATACTTGCCACCCTTGTTGACCATCCTCGAGGACTGGCCTAAATGAAATTTCACAGCAATTGTGGACCAATAATCCATTGGCAAAAAAGTTATGATTCCCCTCAACCGTAATGTCGTAAACATCCTCATTGGGTACGACCGATATTCTTTTAATTTTTGTTATTTGTTGCATCTGTTGATATTTATTTGTCTTTTGATTTTCTGAATGAGCTCTTCAGGTCAAATCCTGCAGAGACGATTTTAGTTTTGTTGTCTGGTTCTGGTATGTCATCCTCCCTAGTGAGAACCGTTCCGAAGTACGCTGAGAGCTCAGTCATCATTTGCCACGAGTCAATGCACTTGTAGAACTCAATATTGGATAGATTAGCATCCTTTACAGTGATGTAACCACCCTTAATTGTGTGGCTCTTAAAAAGGATGATTGGAGACTTTGCGTCGATAAACAATTGGTCGTTCCTAAGCTCCTGCAATTCATCAAGGCTATATTCCTGTTTGAGCCTAATTCCCTTGCGGGTTTGGGCATAATAATGTCCACGACTGATTGCGACGTCCTCAAGCACATCAAGGATTTTCTGTCTATCGTAGATAAACTGTGTTGGTTTTTTACTCTCAACAATTCTGAGCAATGGATAAAACTTTCCGCAGATTCCAACCACGTCAGTTGTGTAGTCTACGTGGTCCCTCATAAGGTTTGTCCATCGGGATAAACGAGATTGTGCCCATCGTTTGATTTCAACGGGCACATTAGGGTTGGTTATTTGTTCTTCTTTACGATTCCAATGAATGGCATCATCACGATATTGTGCAACAACACCATCATAGTAATCATGGAATTTAGAATGGATATTCATAATTCTTTTATAGTATTTGGTTTGTTAAGGTATACACTCAGTTCCTTGTATTGCGCAACCAACAACTCAAACATTTTTGTCCGGAACTCTTTATTGCGTCCGATTTCAGCGTTGCCTTTTTCATAAAGATATTTCAGATTGTTGGTTGCATAACACCACTCCAAAAACGTGTCGTAATATTTGACAATGATGAAGTCGTAATTGTCGATCTTCACGTTAACAAAACTATCAGGATATTTGTCTCCATTCTCATACCTTTGACGGACACCAATAGCTTCCAATTCGGCTTGGACACTGCATGGCATAGCGGTTATAGGCAAAACGATGTCAATGTCATTCCCAACCACTCCGGTAATATAGGTAGAACCAGTTGGTTGGTGCTCATAGTCAAATGACATTAGGACCTTTTTGAGATGGTCGCTTATTGTGTTGTCGTTCATATTAGTATGTGTCTGCTTTTAAGGTTGTGATTGTGTCATTGTTCGGCCTATTTGAACGGTATACCATCGACCACCATTCCGAACCGTCATATTCATTCCGATACATAAAACCACGGCCGAGTTCATTCTCCAACTCGATGATAAGGTTCGGAATAACTTCGTGGGTTCCGTAGCCAGAGTCATATTCAAAGTTGGCTAATGCCTTGAATTCGTCCCATGTTATCTCTGCGCCTCCACCGTTGATGCCGATGAATGTAATGTCAGAGATTGTGAAGTCTGGGTCAGATTCAATATATTCGA